TCCCGGGATTTCGGCCCCCGGAAGCCTTATTTTTCGCCTTCAAGAAAATTATAACATGACGAGGCATATCGTGTCAAGTATTCCTTTGACAAGCTACTCTGAAGGGCTATTAAGACCGTGTTCGTTCCTCCAGTCAAGTTCCCAAATCCTATATCCTTCAACAGACTTGATTTCCTCTATTTCCTTTTTGAGAGCATCGATGTCGGCCCGTTCCGATTGGATGTCACTAACTTGCTGCTGCAGTACACTGATGTCTGTCGTCATATCCTTTAAAACTCCATATGACTGGTAGGAAATAACTAACGACACTACAATCAAAACCCCAATAAGCCACTCAATTATAACGTCTTTCATTTTGTTCCTCCTATTAAGATATTTTTCTTAACCACAATGTGTATTTGTTATCACATTTAACGCACACGAAAATTATGTTTTCTAAGTAATCGTCCCCGGAAAAAGACAATGCGGTATTCTGCCTGTCACAATTAGGACACTTCCATATTAACAGTTTTTTCTCCTCCAATCATGTTTTATTTAAACTCAACATAGGTGCTTATTAGCACAAAAACCACTATTACGATAATGGCTATCGGAAAAGCCATGAGCACGTCATATAAATTGCCAAGTTCACCCCAAGGTATTTCTATGTTTGTCATTGTCGTTCGGCCCCTTTCTAAAAACTGTGTTCATTAGACATCAATTCCCCATCTTTGGGTTACTAGAACCCTCGATCCTTTACGGAGTATGTCAACCTGACATGAGAAGAATTTCCCGGTGCAGTCATATTTGCTGTCAATGCCGACACCCTCAAATGAAACCCCCTGTTTCTGTAAATACTCTCTTATAATCTCCCCCTCAGTCCCCTTTTTGAATATCCAATAGTTAATCCCGCTGGTTTCATCGTCACCAAAATGATGACTTCCGCAACTTTTTAATTCTGGGATCCTCTGCTCCGGGCAATCAAATACCCCATTGTTAACGCACCGGCTGCAGTGGCATTCGTTTCTCTCCATTTCATCTGCTAAATCCCTAATGTTCTCTTTCCTGAGCATGTAGATAAGTTTCATTTTGCCATCGGTCATTTTAAAGCTGCCGCAAGTTCGTGCTCTCATATTTGTATCCTCCTTTGATTTAGTAACCTCTATGCTGCCCCCGGATTCCCGGGAGCAGGAGCAAGCTGCTTTATGGCTTTAATGAAATTGTCATACCCCTGTTGGACATTCCAACCGTGTACCCGGATTGGTTCATTATCCACGACACGATTGCAGGTGGTGCGTCTTGGATCACCAAACAATTTGTCACTACTGTCCTGTCTATTGTGGTTCCAATTGTCAGCTGTACTGGTGCGGTGCTCTTCTGTTTCTCTAGGATTCCTAAAAGTATTGCTTGCATTTGCTATTCCTCCTCCATTTCTATTTTGTAAATGTCCTGCAGGTATTTAACCTCTGCACAATAACCACAGTGTCCCTTGTAGTACAAGTCATTTGGTGCCAAATAGGGTTTGTATCTCTTGTCTATCTTCTCATGGGGCTTTGCACCAACCACCTTGCGATAAGCTTTTAAGAATGCCTTGCATGCTTCATTTGCTGCCATTATTTTGTCCTCCTTATTTTCTCAATGGACTTGATTCCACACAATGCGTCTGCATTACGAAATAACCAATCCAATGTCCCTTTGGCAAAGCAGTCCTTGTGATCTCCATCCCCAAATATTATTTTAACTGCACCACCATTTTTAATTTCAGCGTACGCTTCCTTCTTCGTCATGTCTTCGTCCCCTCTCGTTTTGTGGGAGGCAATAAGGGCCTCCAATAACATTATACCATGCCAAGGCATATCGTGTCAAGTATCCTTTTGACAGCGGTTCCGGGAGGGGTGTCTGAAAATACCGAGTTGTATCGGCCAGTTGTATCAACTCGAATACAACTCGAATACAACTGGTGTATTTCATGCTGGGATGCCATGGTCCAGCGAACCCCGTTCTTAGCGGTCTTGTGAAATTTGGCTGTCTTTTCATACGATACAACTCGACATACAACTGCCATACAACATAGCCCCGAGTTGTATCGTTGCACACACCCGTTAGGGTGTGCAACGCAACATGCAACGCAACGCAACCGGAACAAGCTTTGAAAATGCCTTGTGTCAAATGCCTTTTCCATGGTATACTAAACATGGGAGAAAAGTCTTTTTTAGGAGGACAGAGTTATTGGAGAAGGAACTCAGGGCTAAGGCTATCAACTACTGCAAGCGGTATCCTTTGATGATTGAGGCTATGATGGACTGTTATTCCCCAAGCAGCAGGAAGTTTGATGACGATCCCCGGAGGTCAAATGTACCTTCAAATCCAACTCTGGATAGGGTTATTTCGGTGACGCAGTTAAAAAAGGAAACGAGGCTAATTGACACTTGTGCAGCACAGGTGTCTTTTTTATATTCAAGATGTCTGATCCAGCATTTCTGCTACAACGTCCCTTTTGCGCTGCTGGGCCTGAACATCAGCCATTATGAGTTTTTTGATCTTGGCGATGATTTTTTGAATTTGATTGCCAGTAAAATGGGGGTAGAACGATGGAAACAGCAAAAGGTATGAAATTAACCTTAAAGCAGGAGTTATTCTGTCAATATTTGGTTGGTGGAATGAAACAGAGAGAAGCCTATAAAAAAGCCTTTGCTCCGCCAAGGATGAAAGATAAGGGCATCAGTGAGCATGCTTCTGTTATGGCGAACTCCCCAAAGATAGTGGCCAGAATAAACGAATTAAAGAATGAGTTGAAAGCGGAAAACGCCACAACCGTTAACAAGGTCTTGGAGCAGCTGACCAAAATAGCGTTTTCAGATATCACCAATTTCACGTCATTTGGCAAGAATGAAATCACAACCAAGGATGGCAGGGTGTTGAATGTCAATTATGTTGACTTCAAAGAGTCCAAGGATGTTGATGGGACGATCATCCAAGAAGTGAAGCAAGGCAAAGATGGTTCTTCTTTGAAATTGAGTGACCGCTTGAAAGCACTGGAATTAATAGGAAAACACTTAGGGATGTTTACTGAAAATGTTAACTTGAGTGGTCTTATAGCCGTTAACATAGTGGATGACATTTCTAATGGTTGATATAAAAATATCAGAAAAAGTGTCACCTGCTTTTTATGATTTCTGGAGAGCGTCAGACAAGTTCCTTTATAAGGTCCTAAAAGGTGGAAGAAACAGCGCAAAAAGTACGCACATAAGTATAAGGTTGGTCTTCAACCGCATGAAGTACAAATCAAATGCGTTGGTGGTCCGCAAGGTGGCCAACACGATTGATACCAGCGTATTTGAACAGTTGCTTTGGGCTATAGATTATCTTGGTGTGTCAAGCTACTGGAGGATAAAAAGAAGCCCACTATCTTTGACGTACATGCCCTTTGGAAATCGTATAATTTTCAGAGGAGCAGACAACCCCCTCAAGTTGAAATCAATAAAAACTTCGGCATTCCCAATTACGGATCTTTGGGTTGAAGAATTGGCAGAGTTTAAAATGGAAGAAGAGGTCAACATCATAGTTGAATCAATCCTCCGGGCAGAATTGCCTGAGGGACTGCGCTATAATATTTTCTATTCATACAACCCACCCAAGAGAAAAAATAATTGGACTAACAAGAAATACAACTCCCAGATTTTGCTGCCTAATACTTTCATTCACCACAGTGACTACACCACAAACCCACATTTATCCCAAGTGTCTTTGGATGAAATTGCTGCAGCACAAGCAAAGAATATCCACAAATACAAATGGACGTATTTAGGGGAGCCTATTGGTGGTGGCGTAGTTCCGTTCTCCAATTTAACATTCCGGACCATCACAGACGAAGAGGTGAGGGCTTTTGACAATATACGCCAAGGTATTGACTGGGGCTATGCTTCTGATCCTTTTGTTTTTGGTAAATTGCACTACGACAAATTAAGACGAAAAATACTTCTCCTCGATGAAATATACGAAGTTAAACTTTCAAACCGGGAAGCAGCAGAAAGGATTATTGTCAAGGGGTGCCATCATACAATGACCACGGCAGACAGTGCAGAACCGAAATCTATAGCAGAAATGAAGACTTATGGATTAAGAATGTCTGGTGCTAAAAAAGGCCCGGGCAGTGTGGTTTATGGCGAAAAATGGCTTGATGACCTCGATGAAATTGTTATTGATCCAAACCGGACACCTAACGCAGCAAGGGAGTTTGAGAGCATAGACTACCAGATGGATGCTGACGGAAACATGAAAAACAAATTGGAGGAAGTGGACAACCACTGGATAGACCTTTGCAGGTACGCTTTGGAGCACGATATGAAAGTTAGAAAAACCGCTCCTGTGGGAAAACCAAGTGGATATTAAGTAAGGTGGTGGGACAAATTTGTTAACGTCATTGAATTTCATTTCTCCCGGGATGGAGTGGCCCCCTGCAAGTGAAAGGGAACGGCTGGACATGTATGAGAATAATAGGAAGTTATTTGAATCAAAACATGGGGAAGTATTCAAAGATTGGAATCGCATTTTAAGAGAGGACCAGCAAGCGTCTTTACTCATTGCCTTATCCTTTCATGAAAGACTGTCAACTTTATGGGCTGACCTTCTCCTTGGTGAACCCCCCACTTTTACTGCCGGGGAAGCAGAAACACCAGAACAGAACGCTTTGGATGAATTGGTTAAGCTTAACAATCTGGTCAACACAGCGTATGAAACAGTTATTGATAACTCCCGGTTTGGTGAGGGTGTGTTCAAAATACGCTTTGAGAAACGTGGTATTATTGAATCACAACCCCCTTCTTGTTGGTTTCCGGTAGTTGATCCAACGAACATCAAAAACACAACTGCTCACGTGCTGGGCTGGACTTGGGAAGACGTTATGATTTCATTTGGCAAAGAGGTTATTGTGAAATACCTGCAAGTGGAAATTCATGAAGTTGGAAAAATAACAACCCGTAGGTATGTTTTGGATGGCTCAGTTATTTCTAGACAAGTTGAAATAGAAGGTGTGGAAGAGGAAGTGTTTACTGGGGTTGATGATTTTTTGGTGCATCCATTTCACAACCTTATCACTTCAGACCGCTGCTTTGGCATTGATGACTACAGCAAAATTGATCCTATCGTTCAAGAAATAGAAATAAGGTTGTCCCAAATAAGCAGGATTTTGGACAAACATTCTGATCCCAACATGTATGGCCCGGATTCGGCTTTGGTGTGGGACCCGGAAACACACCAATACCAATTTAAGAGTGGTGGCAAATACTTCCCAGTTGAGGCCGGGGATCAAACTCCCGGGTACATGATTTGGGATGGACAACTGGCTGCAGCATTTATGGAGTTTGATAAATTGATGGAGTTGTTGTACCTGCTGACTGAAACCAGCCCTGCAGCATTTGGCCAACTTAAGGCCGGACTTGCTGAGTCCGGGAGCGCACTTAAAAGGTTAATGATGGCTCCTCTGGCCAAGACTGGCAGAAATCGTACCAGACTTGATCCTACACTAAAAAGAGTGTTGCAGGTTGCTGCTGCCTTGGAAGTGCAACAGGGGATGACTGGAGCAGCGGAACTTCCGGATGTTGGGATTGAGTGGGCAGATGGTGTTCCAAATGATGACCGGGAACAGGCCAGTATTGATAATGAAAGTTTCACCGCTGGTACTGTTAGTTTGGAGAGCATACTTAAAAGACGTGGATTGACTGGCGATAATCTACAGAATGAACTTGACGCAATCCGGGGAGTTAAAAAGGAAGTGGAAGTCCCTGAGGTTGTGGTTGAGGAAAAAGTACCTGAGGTGGAATAAATGCCTGATAGCTTCAGCGAAAACTCAGCAAACAAACTTGCTCTGTTGTACTCCGACTCCGAACGTGAAATACTGACGGAGATCAACCGCTGTCTTTTAAAAGGAAACCAAACTGCTTATCTTAAAGCGATGCAAGCCAACTGCAGAAAAATAGTGGAGGACCTGAACAACGGATCACGCACTTGGTGTGAAGATGTCATACCTGCTACTTATCTCAGGGGTGTAAATGGTGCCAATGATTTGCTGCAGAAGGAAAAGTTGGTTAAAATTGGTGTTGGGGGCATGCACCAACAAGCTGCAGCAGTGCTGGCCGAGGCCACGTACAGCAGACTTGAAGATATGGCCAGCAACATAGGGCGCAAGGTTAACGACATCTACCGCAACATGGCACTGGAGAACATAAAGGGCAGTACCCTTGGCTACGCTTCGTGGAAAAAGGTGGCCCAAAATTACCGGAATCAACTGGCAGATAAAGGAATAACTGGGTTTAAGGACATTTCTGGCAGAGAATGGAACATGAAAACTTACTCTGAAATGGTGGCCCGGACTTCCACCATGGAAGCACACGTACAGGGGACAGTGAACAGGCTGGTTGAGGCTGGTCATGATTTGGTGGAAGTATCAAAACATTCCAATCCCTGTGGTAAATGCAAAATGTTCGAAGGGGAAATTCTTAGTCTTACCGGGAAGACAGAGGGGTACAAGACTCTGGCAGAGGCAAAGGCAGAGGGACTTTTCCATCCAAACTGCAGGCATGGCCTTGATCTGAGCATTGATATTGATGCAGAGATTGCAGCCGGGGGTAAAGGTGAGGGTAAATCACCAGTAACAACGGATACAACTACAGACAATCCCGCTGCAACATGGGACAAGATATCAAAAAATTTCGTGTATTCTCATGGTGGCAACGCAGTAAAATCAGTTTTTGCTGAAGTACCAAAGGATTTAAGGGATAAAGCACTTGGTATTTTACAGGATAAAAAACCAGACTTTAAGAAAACGGAAATGCGTTTGTCCCTTATGGGGTCCGCACAAACGGAGAACTCCACTGCAGCGTTAAAAGCAATGAATGACCTTTATGACACTCCGGAGAAGTTGCTTGGTATAGATGTTCCAATTAAAGTAGCACGTATAAACAAAATGGACGTAATACTGGATGGAAACCACAGGGCCACATTACTCCGTGCTCATGGCAGGGATATTGTGGAAGTGGAATTTGTTGATTTGGATGCCATTATTGCAGCGGGAAAACAGAATGCAGCAGCTAAAACACTACTTGAAAAGCGTATGGAAAGGCTAACTTGGGAAAAACTACCCGGGCATAGGGATGTTGGTGAAGCGTTTAAATGGGCAGAGGATAACTTAGGAGTTCAAAATGGCAACTATTCTGACCTTCCCCTTGACGTTGTTAATAGCTTTAATGAAACTGTGTATAACATGCAAAAAAGATATCCGGGGATTAGAACCAAGTATTTAGGTAGCTGTCAAACCTTTTATAAACTAAACAATCCAAAGTGGACTGACGTACAAGTGGATAAAGAAGTTGGCAGAGTGTATGCATTTGCCACTGACCAAAACTGGGGTGCTTATCAGGGTGTGTCTTTGAACAAAAAATTGTACCATGGCGGTATGGATTACATCAAAAAATTGGTGGAAAATGACATAAGTCAGGGGTTCCACCCCAAAGGAACGGAAAATCCAGCTTCTATATTCACACATGAGTTGGCTCACCAGTTGCATTACGCTATCCTACAGGATGTCTATTCCCGTAGGGGGCTTGAGTTAAACACCGCCCTTAAGAGTGCGTGGCGTTTGTTCAAGAAAGACGCAGCTAATTCTCTTCGTGAAACGCAAAATAGACTGTCAGATTATGCTTCCAAGAACGAAAAAGAGTATTTTGCTGAGGCTATGGCAGAGTGGATTCACAGCAAAACGCCAAGAAAACATGCAAGATTAGTTGGTGAGTTGGTTGACAAATACTGCGATTTGATAGATTAGGGGTGAAAGTATGACTGGCCCAAGACCATCCTTTTTTGATAGTGAATACTTTGTATTGGAGGTTGATAACTGGCACCTTAAGGAGGGAGCACCGGCTGAAATAGTAAAGGAATTTGAAGCGTTTATGGCGAGTACAAATCCGGATAAAAAGGAAGGGGAGTATTTATGGCTGCCAAAGACTTAATAATGGGTCCAAAGGGTATAATTCCTGAGGGGGGCCTACCCAAGTTACCTGCAGCACCGGAACCAAAGGAAAAACTCACAGTAGCGGAAATTAAGAGGTCCGGGAAATCATGCATTGATCTACCCACCGGGGATTTTTTGGTGTCGTACCGGGATGGGAATAGAAGGGTATATGTAGTCCTCTACACTGCTGCTGGAAAACCAATAGCGGTGGGAGTACAGTAGTAGACATCAACACCTTGCCCACTTTAAGGGTTCTGGGCCTAAATAGAACGTAACTTCATGCTGGAGGATCACCAGCCTAAAAAATAAGGAGGTCACAATGTTAAAGGGATTACTGGGGGATTTATACACGAAAGAGATTGCGGACAAAATTGGGGACAAGCAGTTTGCTGTGGTTAATGATGGAACGTGGATTCCACGGGACAAGTTTAACGCAGTAACAGAGGAAGTAAAAGCATTCAAAAAGCAAATTACCGAGAGGGACGCACAACTGGAATCACTGAAGGGTAAGGCTGCTGGCAACGAGGAACTTTTAACACAGATTGAAACGTTAAAACAGGACAACATTAAAACCCAAACTGAATATGATACCAAACTCCTGCAGCAAGCCAAGAATTTTGCCATCGATAAAGCGATTGCTACTGCTCAAGGCAAAAATCCGAAAGCAATTAAAGCACTCCTCAACGCAGAGGTTATTACTCTGGATGGAGAAAAAATTTTGGGGCTTACTGAACAACTCGAGGCTATAAAGAAATCGGACGCTTACTTGTTTGGGGGGGATAAACCACCCGGGGCAGTGGGTGGAGGTACTAACCCTGCTGGTGGTGGGAACAAGCCTCCGGATGACAACGCAGCGTACGAAGAGGCCATTAAGAAGGGCAACGTGTCCTTGGCTATAGCTATTAAAAACAGAATTTTTGAAAGCACGAAAGGATGATAACAAAAAATGGCTAACACACAGAATCCGGCAACTGTTTGGAACGCTCCGAACTACGTAGGTGAACTTTTCTTGGCTGGCCAGAACCAGACACCCTTTCTCAACATGATTGGTGGTCTGAATGGTGGCAAGCAGGTTGATTCTTGGGACTTCGCAATGGACCAGAATTACTCCTTGGAGGCCGTTAGTTCACAACAGGCCATCACTGAAACTGAATCTCTGACCGCTCCCACTGCGTGGACTTACGTCCGGGCGCAGGAAGTCAACGCATGCCAGATTTATCGTCAGGCAGTTAGTCTGTCATATGCCAGAATGTCCGTAACTGGTGGACTTAAGCCCGTGGCCACTGGCCTCATGCCTGCTGGCAATCAGCCCGTTATCAGTGAAAAAGATTTTCAAATTCAGGCAGCACTGAAGCAAATTGCCCTGCAAGCGGAATACAACTTCCTTAATGGCACATACCAACAAGCAACTGGTGCAGGTGTTGCGTCCAAGACCAACGGACTGGTCACCGCTTGCGTTGGCAAAAACACTGTGGCTGCTGGTGCAGTTGACCTGAGCAAGGCATTGCTTGACCAACTTCTGGCTGAAATGGCCGGGAATGGTGCCTCCTTTGCCAATATGGTGGCCCTTGTCAATGCCTTCCAACTTCAGGCCATTTCCGACATTTGGGGTTATGCTCCGGATGACAGAAATATTGGTGGGGTGGCAGTGAAGAAAATTGTCACTGACTTCTGCGATATCGATGTTGTCTACGCTCCTAAAATGCCGACTGACACACTGCTTCTGGCCAATATTGGCCTCTGTGCTCCAGTGTTCCTCCCGGTTCCGAAGAAGGGCTTCCTGTTCTACGAGGACTTCGGCAAAACTGCAGCGTTTGAGGGTGGAGAAGTCTACGGCCAAATTGGCCTCACCTATGGCTACTCCTACGAACACGGGACAATCACTGGGCTGACCACCTCTTAAAAAACCAAGGAACTAACGGCAGAGGAGGGGAATGGCCTCTCCTACTGCCTACTTGAAAGGAATGATAAAAATGGCAGGAGCGATAACTGTTAATTATGGAAAAGTACAAAACCCGGAACTCCGGAGGGTAATCCGGGACGAAGTTATAGCCAAGTTATTTCACATCACCACAGGTCACGATCATGATGGCGTAAATAGTGCCACTCTTTCCCCGGCAGCGGTGATCGCAGCTAACAGCGTTGGGGCCAGTGCAATACAATCCAACGCAGTAACTACTGTTAAAATTCCTGATGATGCCATAACTGCTGCTAAAATACTGGATGGCAGCATTGTGGTTGGTCTGATGGCAGCTAATTCCATTGATTCTGACCAGTACGTTGATGGTTCAATCGACACTGCACATTTTGCAGCTGGAGCAGTGGACGCAACAGCGATAGCTGCAGGTGCTGTTGTGGAAGCAAAACTTGGTGCAGGTTCTGTTGTTGCTGCTAAAATTGGCGCAGGTGCGGTAGTTGCTGCTGCTCTTGGTGCACTTGCTGTGGAAACCGCTGCTATTAACAACTTGGCTGTGACCACTGGCAAAATCGCTGCTGATGCAATCAACGGGACAAAATTAGCTGACAATGCAGTTGATTCTGAACATATCACTGCAGGGGCTATTGATACAGCCCATATTTCCGCTGGGGCAATCACTGACGCTGAATTGGCCAGTGATGCCGTGACTACAGTTAAAATACTGGATGCTAATGTCACTGCTGGTAAATTGGCCAGTGATGCAGTAACCACTGTGAAAATTACTGCCCTGAATGTGACCGCTGCTAAACTTGCAGCAGACGCAGTTGAAACTGCTAAAATTAAGGATGCCAACGTGACATCCGCTAAACTTGCTGCAGTAGCGCAGCCTTTGACCACGGCTATTGCGGACCCGGGGCATGAAGGGGCCATTCCCGTTACTACTTCTGGAACATGCCCGTTAGTACAGGATGGTGCAGCGGAAACCCGTACACTGGCAGTTCCCACTTTTGCTGGGCAGCAAATATTACTTGGTTGTAAAACTTATGCAGCAGATATTGTTGTTACTGTGGCTAGTGCAGTTAACCAGACCGGAAACACAGTTATGACTTTTAATGCTGCTGGTGATTTCATCCTTCTGGCCGGAATTGAAATTGGTGGAGTTAAGGCGTGGCGTGTAATTGCTTCTGATGGAGTGGTCTTAACAACCCCGTAATAGTTAAAGGAGGTACACTACATGAGCCTTGCAAGAATTATTGAAATGCTAACTCCTGTAAAAGTTTCCCCGGCTAACCAGACTACTACAAATGATTATGCTGTTGTAGCTGGTTCGCAAATTGACGCAAGGAACGCAAGTAGGATATGCTATCACATAAACAATGCCCATGCTGCAAATGGGCTGACATGGAAGGTCATGGCAGGTGTTGATGGTGTAACGTATCCGAAAGAGGCACAAGCTGAAGCAGCAGTGGCAGCGTTGGCAGATGGCACATTTGATGCAACTGCTATAATTGCAGCGTATCCTTACTTTGCTGTGTATGTAAAATCCACAGTAGCTGCAACACCAGCAACTGCGGACGTAAGTGGCTTCGCAAAGCCGTAAGGTGGTGAAATAATGGCAGTTGTAGTGACTGTAGGAACAAATAGTTATGTGTCTGTTGTGGACTGTACTGCTTATCTGGCAGAAAGACTTTATACGGAATTGTACACAGCAGCTGCAGCAGACACAAAAAGCCAAGCGGTTATCATGGCAACACGGGCCATAGATCGAATGGTACTCACTGGGAGAAAGAAAACCATCACCCAAGCGTTGGAGTTCCCCCGGTGTTATGTTTATGACACCAGATATGGAAATCCAGCTAGTGATCTTCCGGTAGCTGGTATTTTGGATGATGGCTGGTATTGTGAAGCAGCCGTACCACAGGGAATAATTGATGCCTGTTGTGAGGAAGCTTTGGCTATACTCACAGCTGGAAATTCTAAAAGACTTGCCCTGCAGAAGCAGGGTGTTACTGCGTTCAGCCTTGGTAATTTATCGGAAACTTATGGTGGAACGGGAATCAATTCCAGCACAAAGCCACTGCTAAGCGTTGAAGCACTTGCTTTAATGCGTCCTTACCGGGAGGGGGCAGTAACAATACGATGATTACTGACTACCTCAACCAATCAGCTACTTGGAAATCCGTGGCCAGTAGAAATGAATACAACGAACCAACTTTTACTTCCACAACGATTACCTGCCGATTTGAATACAAGAGAAAAATGCTGAGGGGGCCTGAGGGGGAGCAGGTTATGAGTGAAGCAGTATTGTACACGGCTTCCGCTGTACTTCCGGGCGATGTTGTGACGTACTCCGGTAGGGACTGGCCTGTCTTGTCCGTAGCGGACGAAGCGCAGCTTGACGGAACAGTGCTCTTTAGAGCGGTGTACATGTAATGGCTGGCAGCAAGTTCAGGTGGCAGGGGGAGAAAGTAACAAAGGCAGTAAAGGAGGCTGGTATCAGTGCGGTGATGGATGTAGCTGAGGTGATACTAAAAGAGGCTGATAAGGAAATACCGCATGCTACTGGCACAATGGAGCGTTCGGGTTCCATATCACCTTTTAATCGCATAAAAAATTGTACCATCATCAGCTACAACACACCATACGCACTGAAACAGCACGAAGACTTAACCTTAAGACACCCTGATCCTACCAATCCCCTGTCCTCCTCCGGGCGCAAAGCAAAATTTTTGGAGGACCCATTCAACCGAAACAAAGGTAAAGTTATGAAATTAGCACAAGTACGTATAAATAAAGTGCTAAAGTGAGGTGATAACCCATAGCTGCAATGCTTGATGATATAAGAGCGAAATTGATAGCTGCAGGTGTTGGTTCAACAACAACTGTGGGAATAGCCGAAATGCCAGATACACCGGATGATTTTATTTGTCTGTTTGAGTATGCTGGCAGTCCACCTACTGTGGCCCATGATGGTGAAGAAATTGAGCACCCCGGGCTACAGGTAAAGGTGCGTAACGTTGGCTGGCTTGCCGGGAGAACAAAAATAGAGGCTGTTATAGCGGCATTGAACAAATTATCGAATGTTACGCTGACAACCACAAGGTATTTGTTAATCCGGGCCAATCAATCCCCTCAGTGTTTGGGGAAAGACGCTTCCAGAAGGTGGGAGTGGGTTGTGAATTTCTCGATTTCTAAAGAGAGAAAATAACAGGAGGTATTAAAACATGGTAACAGCAGCAGTAGCAGCCTTTGGGGTAGTTGTTTCAGTTGGTGGTGTCCCAGTGGCTGAAGTCCTAAACGTCCCGGAAATGTCCTTTAAAAAGGCATTCAAAGATGTAACAAACCATGACAGCCCGGGTGGTTACGAAGAGTCAATAGTAAGCAAGATTATAAGGTCAGAGGAAGTCACTACGGAATGTAATTCCATTAATGGAAACGCTGGACAGATTGCGGTGAAAGCACAACAGGCACTTGGCACGGCTGCAGTAGTTACTTTCGCATTCCCTGATGGTACAGTAATTTCAGGGAATGCCCTCGTTACTGGGTACAGTTACCTTGGGGCTATGGAGGACCAGATCATCTTCAAGATGACCACCAAATGGACTGGAGCAGTTACTGATACTGTTACTCTGGCAACTGCACCAAGCGCACTGGCAGTAACTACAGCAGCGTTGTTCCCTGATCCCTTTGCGGCGGCTGTGTATGAGTATTTTGGCGTGTCCACTGCTGACACTTGCACCATCACATTAACATTCCTGACTGCCACAGCTAAGTTATACCGTGAGGGCATTTTTGTGCAGAACCTTGTAACTGCAACACCCTCCGGGTCCATTAGTTTAGGGGTAGATGGTACAGTTACGGACCTGCAGGTTGTGGTAACTGAAACTGGCAAAGGCACACGTACCTACAATCTGCACATTTCTAACGCAGCATCATAAGGGGGATATATGAACAACAAAGCATTTCCATACCATGCTATTGAATTGGACAGACAGCGCATGCTTAAAGTAACATTTAGGTCATTGATGTTGTTTGAGGAGGTCAGGGGGATAAACCCCCTGTCCCCTAATTTTTTTAACCGCATGAATGCCACGGATTTGGTTGTTTTGCTTTGGGCATGCCTGAGGCATGAAGACAAAGAATTGACTATTGAAACTGTGTCCGACATGGTTAATCCAAAAAATTACCCAAGTATAAAATTGGAACTTGCCAAGGCATGGGAAGCATTCAAACCTAAGGAAGTGGAAGGACCGGTCCCTTTGGTGCAAAACCTCCCGGGATAGATGAAATATGGTCCTTTGGGAGGTATGATTTAGGCCTTTCAGAAGATGAATTTTGGGACATGAATCCACAGCAGTTTAATTTACTGGTGAAAAAACATAACACTAAACATGGCGTTGCACCCCAAACTTTTGAGAAAAAAAGTTGGCAAGAAATACAAGCTGCCATAAGAGGCTCACTCCCAGTGGAGAAGTGAGGAGGCGTACTAAATGGGAATGGAAGTAGGGTCTTTATCGGCATACCTTGGGTTTGATGATAAAGATTTTGAGAGTGGCGTTAAATCAGCTAAAAACAGCATGATGGATATCAAGAAAGCTGCAGATACAGCCACAGCTAACATAGAAAAAGACTTCCAGGGCGTATCTAAAGAGTTAAAAAAGATGTTCTCCGATGCCGACACTGACAAGTTAGCAAAAGAACTTAAACAGGGCGGCGATGCAGCTAAGGATGCAGCCCGTAAGATTGAAACTGCTCTTGGTGGCATAGAGGACGACACCGAACGGGTAAGAAGGGGTATTGCTCTGTTTGGTGATGAATGGAAGGATGCCGGACGCAAAGCAGAGCGCAGTCTTGATGGAATAGAGGATAAATTAAAAAGCGTTGAAAAAGAAGCCGGTGGACTTGATCTTGGTGCACTGGGTGGGGCAGCTACACTTGGTGGTGGCTTAGCGTTGGCTGATAATAAAGCAGCAGCAAAAGGTCACCTTCAAGCTATGCTAGGTATGAGCAAAGCAGAAGCAGAGGAAATAAACAAAATTGCCAGTGATGTCTGGAAAAGTGGCTCTGGTACGGACAGACGTGATGCAGCAGAAGGTGTTGCTGCAGTGTACCAAGGTCTTGGTTCACGAGGCAGCAAACTTGAGAAAAACGCCAACACAGCTTTTGCCTTAAGGGATGTTTATGGTGCAGACATACCGGAACTTGTAAATGCTATTGCCCCCATGAAAATAAACTTTGAAATGTCAGACCAAGGCGCATTTGATACTATAACCAAAGGTATGCAAATGGGCCTAAACCGCTCAGGTGATTTTATAGACACTTTAAACGAGTACCCTGCTGCATTTACCCGGGTTGGTTTTGGTTCGGACAGAATGCTGGCCTCTCTTGAGGGTGGCTTTAAGGCTGGGCTAAAAGACACCGACAAACTTGCAGATTCAATTAATGAATTTGGCCTTACCATGATGGAAACAGATGGCAAAATAGCAAAAGCATTTGTTGAAGAAGGTATTTTTAGCCCGGGGGAAATGGAGAGGCTACAAAAAGATTTTGCTCATGGTGGGGAAGTTGGGGAAGCAGCATTTGATAAGGTACTAACAGCCATCATGAAACAAGAGGATCCTATCAAACGTAATTATCTCGGTGTACAAGCATTTGGCACCATGTGGGAGGACACTTCCGGATTAATTGGTACAGCGTTAATGGAAACAAAGGACAAATCCGTTGATGTTGAAGGTGCAACTGAAGCACTCGGAGCAGAGTATGACAATTTCAAGTCAAAAGCTGAAGCATTGGGACGTGTTCTGCAGGACAGCGTTATTGGTACATTCGCTGACGTTGCCGGGGGTGCGTTACCCGTTATTGAAGCAGTTGGAAATATAGGGATGGCCGTACTTGCAGCCAAAGGTCTTGGTATCGATTTTAGTGGTGTATTTAAAAACATAGCTAAAAGAATATTACCGGAAATTGGCCCTGCTGCAGCTATTGCGGAGGGTAGTATTGGATCCCTTGGTTTGGTGGCTTTGACTGCAACTGGGTATTTTCTTGCGTTGGGCGCAGCAATATATGGTGCTATTGAGTGGGCTAAAAAATGGGCACCAGTCTTGGCCGAATCCCGGGCAGCGATGGATCCAAATTCAACTATAGCGGACCAGTACACAGGTGCGTTATCCACAGAGGCTAATGCTGACGTAGGCAATCTGCAACGGCGACAGTGGGGGTATGATGTACCGGAAGACGCACCAGCAAAACCAAAATGGGACATGAGTTGGATAGAAAGTAAAATTTATGGACGCAAGGCCGAGGGTGGTTCAGTTGGTAAAACAGGCCCATATTTGGTTGGAGAAAAAGGTATAGAAGTTGTCAATCTTCGTGCAGGTGACCATGTTACACCTAATAAAAACCTTGGTAGTGCGTCTACTCTGAATGTTACAGGAACAGTCTTAGTCAGAGGAGTTAATAATGCTGGGGAACTTGTGGGAGTGGCCCAAATAGTGGCCGAGGACATAAGCAGAAATGACCGTAGACTTACCAATAGGATAAGCATGATGCCATTTTAAGGAGGGAGGTGGTTGTAAGTGGCATGCACTTGGGGAGCAACGTCAATTAAAGTGTTAGTTGAGCAAAATTACCAACCACCATACATTGATCCAAACATTTCTGAAATAAAAATACTGTGTGACCCAGCCACTCCAAATACCCCTGCTAGTGTACTGCAAGGAAATGGTTGTGACAGGGAAATAGTAAGCTATAAGGCTTATGTGTCAACATATGCCGCTTATTTAGCTTTAAAAGCTGACAAAAGAGCAATGACTGTTCGTACTTGGACTGGGCCTGCCGGGGACACTATGAGCGCAGTCATCACATCATTGGTTCCAGAATATATCCAAGATGACTGTGTTTTTTTCAATATTACCCTCAAGGAGGCAGACTAAATGAGAGTGATACCGGCTGATAAATTAACTCTTTTAAAAAGCAGATCAATGCTTGGGGCTAATTCCCCCAATCACAGAATAACTATTACAGGAGCACCAAATAACAGCCTTTTTGATCCTACAACATGGACAACTTGGAGGTATTTTGTTGGTGAGTCTGATGTTAAAGGTTTGGGTAACATGGAGGAAACTTCTGATGGCAGAGCGGTCATCTCATATGTAGAAAATAATGCTGTTTATGTGGCTTTTGCTCCTTCGATAGCAGGGATATTAGCGGGGACAGAAGTATTTGCCAACCCAATAAAGGTTAAGGACGGAAATGCCTATGAAAATATTCAAACTTCAATAACAAACATCAATGGCATCCTACATTTGGCTATAACTAACTGGTCTATGGTTGTGTTAGAGGATGGCACTGAGAATTGGATACTTGAGTGCGAACACTGGGTAGATACAGATGGCTTGGGGGCTTCATTTACCCTTAAAAATTACATCTCAACAGACCTTTCTTCTGGTACGTCTTGGTCTAGAAGTTTGCCTCAGGTGGGAGCTAACCTTGGGCAGATTATTTGCTTGAGTGATACTAATTGGATTATTATGTGCCCCTCATGGAGCTATATTTACCAAAAAAGCAAGTGTTGCTACACTACTGATGCTGGAGAAACTTGGAACAATGGTGCAAGCACACCAACTAGCTTGTTTTATTATTTAGCTGGTTCTGGGGTAAGTGTATTGCCTATTGATGATTCCTCCTTTTTAGTTTCATGGCAGTCATCATCTTCGTATGAAAAGTTGCTATACTACACAAATTATGGAGCATCTATGACAGCTACAAATTGGGGAACTGATTGGCCTAGTGGGGATGGGAATGCTGTACGGGGGGTTGGCTTTGTTTCAATAAATGGCACTATATATATGGTTGCTGCTGGTATTGGGGGCAGTCCTTATGACATATACTCTTTTAATTTAGATACTATCACCTATGCCGATATAATGGTGTACACCAACTGGACTTTAGTAACCTCTCTAAGTTATTTCGGTGCAGGGGAACCAAGATTTACAGTTACTAATAACGCTTTGATACTTCAACATACGGGGGTTGGGGAAGTTTCAGGAGCAGGGACTACATCAGAAGAAGTTTCCTTAAGGGCGAAAAGCATAAACATCTCAAAAAATAGGAGTATGGCTGGTTCGTCCTCTATTGCTTTTGATAATAAAGATGGCTGGTTATCTCCTGATAGGGCCGGACCATGGTATAACGTGCTATTTCCAAATGTTGGGGTGTTAGTAGAGCAAGGTTATGGTCAAGATTTAGTAGCAACTTTCAAAGGGACCACTGATGACATCATCGTTAACAACTTCCCAGCGGAGTTAACTTTGCAGTGTAGGGATGGTCAAAAGAAAGCCCTTGACCAAACTATCAGGGATGGAACGGCTTATTCCATCAAATATACCAATAAAACTCCAGAATTCATGTTTAATGATTTAGCAACAAGAGTTGGCTTCACATCTATTGAAACACAAGTCACGGGGATAACTGTTGGAGAAAAAGAGTTTAAACTGGAGAATTACTCAGATGCTTTTGGTTGGCTGGCAGAAATTGCTGGCTTTGCTTGGCATGTAGATGACACGGGCAAAGTGTTCTATATTAAGGAAAATGAAATTCCGATTGGTGAAGTTACCCCAGTAACAGCCTATGCTTTTAAAGAAGGAGAAGATATCATTTCACTTGGGTACACAATCTCTGACCGGGATTTATACTCAAAGGTAATTGTTAATGGCGATGGAGTGTCAGCAGAAACTGCTTATATCTCTGCCTCTTATTATAACATACTGTCTGATAAAATACTGTTTTTGAATGCCCCCGAAGCAAAAACTGTGGCAGCATGCAAAGAGATATCTGACAGGGCCGAATACCACATGAGGAGCAGAGATAGAATATGTGAGTTTGCTGCTATTGCTGTGCCTTGGTTGGAAATTGGGGATATAATCCAAGTAACGGAATCAACGTCAACTATTTCTGAGTTGTACAGAATTACTGACATGACGCTTACTCAAACCTCTGATGGTTTTATTATGACCATAACTTGTTACCATTTCGCAGCAGCTTAGAGAGGTGATAAAGTGAACTTAGCCAAAGAGTTAAAACGAAAGAGGGATGCCGAACACAGGTTTAAGGAAACTGCTGGAAAAAACTTAGTATATGACCCTGGGTCTGGTGAATATAGCTCTGGAGGAATAACTGTAACAGAGCACTCTATATTGGATCATGAGGGTATTCCTGGGGTTGGTAATGCTTTTGTTTTTAGAAAAGAATTTACTCTTACAGATGTTATTGTAGTCAATCACAACCTTGGAAAAAGACCAATTGTTCAAGTAGTTGGTAACAGCTCTCCTGCTTATGGGGAAGGAGCTTTTGGAGCAGGAGCTTATGGAGGTGACTCTGAACCAACAGTTGTTGGTGTAGTAAGTATAATACACAATTCTGTGAATCAATTAACAGTTACACTAACAGGTAACGATACAGGAGAGGTGATATGTGTTGGCTGATGGAACTACTACTAACCTTGATTTAATAAAACCAGAAGATGGAGCAAGTATTGGAACTTGGGGACCAAAAGTAAATTCTGACTTTGATGTTTTGGATGCTGCTATAATTTCACATAACTACGCTGAGAATGCTGCTGGTCACAGCGGGCTTGATTTTGCTTATAAAGCGGGTGTAGTTAGGCAGGGCACAACAGTGAGTGCTACAGCAGCAGGATCAGTAACTTTAGCAGATAATGATACCAGCTATGTAGAAGTAAATCCTGCTGACGGAGTAGTTAGCGATAACATTACTGGGTTTACTGTTGGAAGAATACCACTGTTTGAGGTAACTACTGCTGCTGGAGCCATAACAGTTGTTACAGATAAAAGAACTTTGGTATCCTTTGATGACAACATTCCTGACACACTGACAACAAAAGGTGATTTGCTTGTGTATAACGGCACAGCCTATGCCAGACTACCAGTTGGGTCAGACACTCAGGTACTTGTGGCTGATTCTGGGGAAGCCTCCGGTATTAAGTGGGGTGGTTCCTCAGGAGGTAGTCTTTCTATCTCCGAGCGTATTGCGATAATTGGCACTTATAGAGATAAAATCATTGCTGTTATGAACCCATGGAACCCTAAGACAGCAACATATAAAGGGCAGCTACACACCCATACAACAGCCTCGGACGGAACGGACACCCCAACTGCTTTGGTAACAGCATATAAAAACGCTGGTTATGATTTTGTTGCCATAACTGACCATGATGTAGCAACTGCTGATCCTTCTGTGGCAGGGATACTGTTTGTACCGGGGGTTGAAGAAACAGCGAGTGAAGGTCATATACTGGCTCTTAATGTAACCGCTCAGTCAGCTTTAACAGGTGGGCAGGAAATTATCAATGCAATTAATGCTGCTGGGGGGATGGCACAGCTTAACCATGCTAATTTCACAACTTATCTTTTGACCGATACCGAGATTAGCGGAATGGCAGCATTTGGATTATTTGAAGTCTACAATCAAGGAGTAGAAACCGAGGACTCAACTGGAAATGCCGAGGATAAATATGACACAACTTTAACAGCCAATAAAAGGGCTTGGTTAACAGCAACAGACGATTGCCATGATGTTTCTGGTGCAACTTTTAATAAGGCTTGGGTAGTAGTTCATGCAGCATCATTAACACTTGCTAATGTCATGACAGAATTAGCAAATGGTAATTTTTATGCTACTCAAGGGCCAGTTATATCCGATATTGTGTTATCCGAAAATGTCATAACCGTGACTACTCCAGTGGCATCAACAATCAAATGGATTAAGAACAATGGTGAAGTAATTAAAACAACCGCTGGGGTAACTTCAGATACTCATACTATTGTTGGGGATGAAGTTTATGTAAGAATTGAAATAACTCGTGATAGTGATAGCCTGCAGGCATGGTCACAGCCAATTTATGTCATGCAACTGTCAGACACAGCAACAAGAGTTACATCAGCATCGGTTGGCAGCAATCCTTGCTGCAGGGTGTATCACGATGCTGCTCAAAGCATTGCAAATGCTACTTGGACAACACTTGCTTTTAACTCTGAATACTTCGATACAGATACAATGCATGATGCCGTGACAAATAACAGTAGAATTACTGTTAAAACGGCAGGTAAATATAGATTCAGGGCATGCGTTGATTTTAACACAGATGGTGATGGTGTCCGTGCAGTAAGACTGCGGTATAACGGCACAACATACATTGCTAAAGTTGGCGTACCTACTGTGTCTGCTGCTGGTGGGCCTACTACCATTGTTGTTGACTCAGGAGTCATTGACTGTGCTGTTAATGATTACGTTGAAGTAAGAGTTTATCACAGCGCAGGTGGTGCAATTGATGTTAACGCAGTTAATTATTCCCCTATATTTGATGCTGTTTTAGCTGGTTAAATTACACTATCAATAACACAAATTTTGTGGTGTCCCATAGCATCTTTTTGCTTTTAGCTTTAGTGCCCCTTTAGCTTTGCGTCAAGATGTGCTTAGTGGGTTAATGTTGGCCTTGCCGACCAACAGCCACAAATTATTTTTATGGGTAACTTTGGAAGGGGGCTTGTGGTGGGTAGAAAATCAAAACGTGTTGATAAGCTAACGCCAAGAGAGATTGAAATTATGAAAGAAATAGCTACTGGTATAGAAAATGACGAAATAGCAAAGAAATTTTTTATCTCGGAAGTAACTGTTAAAAATCATGTGGCTAACATGTTTAGTAAGTTAGCTATAAAGTCCCGGTACCAACTCGTAGTTTATGCATACCAAAATAGAATAGTGAATGTATTGTAAATGTTATTAAGGGGGTGGGGGCATCGGAACATCGTGACTGTTGCTCTGAAATAAAAGTTGCTATTGATAGGACAAAAAATATAGATTCAGAACTAAAAGAACATGAAAGCATCAACCGGGGTGAATTTTCCGACGTATGGGCAGCTATCAATGGCATACGCAACCGACTACCAAATTGGGCCACTATTGTTATTAGTATTCTGATGTTTTTGCTTGGGACATTTGCAACTATTGCGTTTAAAGGGGGCACGGCATGAACTTAAGAGATTTTCTAAAAAATGGGACCCCTCAAGGATTCCAAGGAAAAGCCTTGACCTGTGTTCCCTCAGATCACGACAGAAATGACTTCAAATATGCAAAACTTTTAGCAAATGTCGGGTTAATTCCGGATAGCGGTGGCCCAATTGATTACCGGCCTAACATGCCTCCGGTGTTTAATCAAGAAAAACGGGGTTCCTGCGTTTCAGCTTCATCAGCATGGGGTCCAAAAGCCTTTGCGGAAATCAACGAGGGGGATTTTCCTTCCAGCGGATTATCAGCGGCTTTTTTGCATGCTATGTGCAAAAGTGTAGACGGAAATCCGAATGAGGAGGGAACACAACCGAGGATAGCTTTGAAAGTTTTGCAAAAATATGGCATTTGCCCGGAGGAATGGATGCCGTATTGGATGTTAACTAATCTTCCTTCCCCACAGGTACCACCGATACCTACCATAGCCATGGAGAAAGCAGCAAAGTTCAAAATTGACTCCTATGCACAACTAGCAGGCACGATGGATGTCAGCAGGGATAACTTAATACCAACGATACGGCAGGCACTTTTAAGAGAAGGACCGATTGTAGTTGCTGGCCTAGTCTGTTCTAATTTTGTACCGGATGAAAATGGTGTTATACCTCTTCCCCAAGGTCAAATCCAAGGTAGCCATCAATACGTGTTTGCAGGACATTTACCGGAACAGCGACATTTTATCATGCGCAATACTTGGGGCAGAAAATGGGGCATTGATGGATATAGTTACATGCACGAAGATTGGCTTACCGCACATACTCACATAGCAGATGTTGGTGTTATGTACTACATCTTCGAAATGTGGACACAGACGGATATTGTTACACCAAAAACAACCTCCTGTATTGAAATAACCCCGGATAGCCCCTGTGTAATTGTTGATGGCGCAGAAGTGATGCTGGACCAACCTGCATTTACTACAGCCAAAGGCAGGGTTGTCCTACCAATTCGTGCAATTGCCGGGAACATGGGATATTTGGTCAGTTGGAGGGATGGTAAAGCAATTTTAACTAAACCAAATTAGAAGGTGGAGTTATGAAAGAATGGCTTAAGGAGTTATTTTCCAGTAATGAGGATAGAGTGGCTTTTATATCCATCATTGCTGGTATGTTTTGTGGTGTGGCTATCTATCAGTATGTCAGATTTAACGATGTCAGTAACAACCTGAATGAATTTCTAAAATGGCTGCTCAGTCTTGTTGTAGGAAATAGCGCAGTAACAGCAACCAAAAATGTACTAGTTAGCCAAAAAGGGGGTGATAACATTGGGAGAAATGATAAGTGAACACTTTAGCAGGGAAGAAATAGCATGCCGGTGCGGATGTGGTCAGTGTATAGTGGATGTAAGTGCAATATCAAAACTTGAATTTGTATGGGCCAGATTTATGAGGGCAGTTAACGTTGAGTCCGGAAACCGCTGCCCTGCCCACAATGTTGAATGTGGTGGTGTAGCAGATAGCCAGCATTTATACGGGAAAGCCTTTGACATTTACGTCAAAGACATTCCCCTTGATTCCATAGCCAAAGCTGGTAGACAAGCTGGGTTTACTGGTATCGGTATTTACTACAATAAAAACTTCGTCCATTTAGACACTGGCCCTGCCAGAGAATGGATGGAAGAATAAAAATTGGAGGGGTAAAAATGAAAGTTGATTCCCAAAAAATATTGTTGTTTTTAATCTCCTTAAAAGGTATACTGATCATTTTTGACATCGATCTATTTGACAATGCACAGGCCGAGGCGATTGCTAATGGAGCCACGGCTTTTGCAGCGGTAATCATTGCCATTATAGCAAAGGCAAAAGAGGCTCAGGCCAAAAAAGATTTAGTTGCTGTTAAAGCGGAATTACAGGCTTTTACCGGGAAACTCCGCTAAAAATCACAGTGGGGGTAGACTGCCCTTTTCATATTGGGGGCAGTCTACCACTCTATAACTATCAGTGTGGGTAACATAAACAGCCCCTATTTTATCTAACGCACCCTTCTCAAGGCCTGATTTTGACCTAATAAATACACACCCTTTAGCCCATCCTTTGTTGCAATCAAAACAGCAAGTTTTTTCGTTATTACGGGTTGAATTAACCACTTCGATGCCGTTTGCTTTTAGCCTTTTTGATAACCAATAGGGTCTTGGTCTTGGTCCTAGTTTTTGTGATGTCTTAGACAACGTTTTTAGTTCCATGTAGGTCTTAATAACGAGTTCGTCGGATGGCATTATTACATGTCTACCCCTTGGTTTCATCCTTCTTCATCCTCACACAAAGCGGAGTAACTAACCCCTGCGTATGACTTACTCAGCCTATGCAGCAAAGGGTTATCCTCCACTGCTGTCATTTTTAACCTCCCGGGAACCCTGTCAAGATCACGATATTTGCTTAAATTTACAACAACCCTCCTACTGTCTATACTTATACTATCAATCTTTCCAAATACCCCCGCTACTCTCCACAACAAACGTGCTGCAGCGTTTATTTCATACGCATTCCCTGTTATTTCCACGGGTCCTTTCATTAAGTACCTCCTTTATTTAGCTACTATGTAAACTCCCAATGCAAACCCTGCAAGGAATAAACCCAAGCCAACTAAAAAACAACGCAGAAAATTGTTACTTGGCTTGTCTTTGTATAATTCACTTATCTCGGTTGGGGTTAATTTTAGCATGTTGCGCTGTTTTGGTTTCATGACGTTACCTCCTTCTGCTGTTGACTATTTCCATTCTGGCTTTTATTGCCTCCATTAGTACATCTTGGCATTTTGTTTTACTGGTTAATACTCTCATTACCTGTTCGTCTATGGTGTCTTTGGTGATTATGTGATAGACCATTACCACTTGATCCTGCCCCTGCCGGTGCAACCTAGCATTAGCCTGCAGATAAAACTCAAGATTCCATGTCATCCCAAACCAGACTATTATGTGGCCCCCTTTTTGCAAATTAAGACCATACCCAGCACTGGCAGGGTGCGCCAAAAGAACTTTTATTTCTCCGTTATTCCAGTCTTTGATATCTGCAGAAGTTTTTAATTCAACTGCATACGGGAGTCTTTCCTTTATCCTTTTTAAATCATGCTTGTAGTTATAAAACACTATAATAGGGGAGTCATTAGCCTCCTCTATTATTTCTTCTAAGGCATCAAGTTTTTCTTGGTGTATTTCTATAACGTTGTGAAATTCATCATACACTGCCCCATTAGCTATCTGTAACAACTTATTAGCCAATACAGAGGCTTCACCGGCTACAATGTCTGAACTCCCCATTTCCAACACTCTGTGTTTTTCGAGGCTGTTGTATTGCATGCGGGCTTTCTTGGACAGGTTAACTTTAATTGTGTGGTTTATCTTGTCCGGTAAGTTAATCCAGTCCTCCGATTTCATACTAACGCAAATGTCACTAATTGCCCCATGTATATATCTTTCTGAGTTCGCCAATGGTATCCACTCGTAGACTATATACCCCCTGCCACGTCCCGGCCTAAAGTATCTATTTCTATACTCCGTTATAGTTGCCCCAAGTCTTTTTCCTTTATCCAACAAATACGACTGTGACCATAAATCCATCAACCCCTTCGGTGAGGGTGTTCCTGTCATCCCAACTATATACTTGGTTAATGGTGTTGCTTTGCGTAAAGACTTAAACCGACCTGATGTGTGTGATTTGAAACTAGTAAGTTCATCTATTACTAGCATGTCAAAATCCCAATTTTTTAAGAAATTTATAAGCCAAGAAACATTGTTCCTGTTTATGAAGTACAAATCCGCTTTTCTCTCCAAGGATTTTATTCTGTTTTTAGCAGTCCCAGTTACAACAGAAAAAGTTAGGCCAGAGAGGTGGTCCCACTTCTCCACCTCTCCAGGCCATACATCTTCTACTACTCTGAGTGTCCCTATAATTAGTACCTTTGATATCTTACCTTGGTCTTTTAGTATTTTTATAGCGGATAACGCACAAACAGTTTTTCCCAGCCCCATTTCTAAAAACAGGCCAACTCCATTCTCAAAGGGTTTACAACCACTTAATATCTTCTCAATAGCGTAGTCCTGATAGGGGTATGGGTCAAATTTCACGTCATACACTCCTTAATGTAATCGTCCACTTCTTGTAGTGTCCTTATTCTGTACACTTTGCAACCTAATGCTTCCAGTGTTTTGCGTCTTTTTTTCTGCAGTAATCGCAATTCCTTTCCCGGGGATTTTGTTTCCACAAAATGCACAATTCCATCACCTAAAAATATTATTCTATCCATTGCCCCGGGCCAGCCGGACCCCCACTTCAAACAAAGACCACCTATTCTCTCAACCTTTGTTTTTAGTCTTTGCTCCACCACTGTTTCCTTCATTTAATTTGTCGTGCTGGTATGTCCTGCATTTCCGGGAGTTTCTCCTCAGTCCACATAGCGCAAATTATATTCCAGCATGCAGCAGTGAGGTGGTCTTCATCCCTTAGGCCATCCAAATATTTCAGCAAGTGGCGCATGGCAGAATCCAAGAAACCATGCATTGGTAGACCTAATTCCCAATTGCGCTCCGGGTACTTACTCAAAGAGTTTGCAAAATATCTGGATAACTTCAATATTGCTGCTGCCGGGAGTAAATCACACCTGCCATTTTTTGGGATTATCTCACGTATTCCACCAGTAACATATTTAGTTTTCTCTGCGCCATTATCAATAACTGGCATATCATGTCCCTGTTGATCCAAATCCATTACTGCCCCTCCCCTCTTCCCTTAAGGCTTCCTCTGTAATTTCAAATTGAATGGGAAGGACTAGCCCAAAGATTATTTGGGCTAGCCTCATTCCCTTCTTAATGTAGAATGTCTTCGTGCCCATGTTCCGAACACACACAAACAGTTCCCCGGTATAATTGCTATCTATTATGGCCTCGTTAACCAACAAGCCATATTTCCTTAGTGTGGATGACCTACCAGTTAAACGTCCGTACATTCCATTTGGTATTTTGATGTAAATATCAGTATGGGTGTCCGTGGTTTTATCTGGTGGTATTGCAACGTCCCTGCTGGTGTATAAATCCCATCCTGCGTCACCTGAGTAACCTTTTGAAGGTAACTTCCCCTCTCCATCTAGTATTATTGGTATTTGAGTTAAATCACTATAAGGTATCCTCATTTTTATACCCCGGATAGCCTAACCATGGTTTTCGGTCCTGTTCCAACCATGGATATTCTGACGTTTAGCCTACTCTCAATTTCATCAATTACCTCTAACACTGGCTGTGTTAAACTTTCCGGTTCAGTCACCCCTTCAACGCAGCCATCGATGTAATCAACGAATGTTAAGGCTATGGAACTTGGGTTATTGAGTATCACAGAGTTTTCTACCAACTTCCAATCCCACATTCCAACCCTCCGGGTTTTCTTGGTAACTGTGGTTACTTCCGAGAGTGACCTTCCCGTGACAGCGGAGAGAGCCTCCCAGCTTGTTTCTCTGTACAGGGGGCCAGAAGTACCTGCAACTCGTATTGGGAACGTCCTACATACCAAGAGAACGCTTCCGAGTTTATTAGGGGCGATGCCACATTCTGCCAGTATCTGAGCAGCATTGGTGTCGATACTGGTGACATACGGCCAGTACCCATGCAGCAACGAAAGACCTGATCCTTGTGTCCCCTCCAAGAGAATGTTTAGTCCTGATTCTTGCCACTCATTGAGCATTTTTGGTGTGTTTTTGTAGCAGCATTTGGTCAGGCCATATTTATCACACACATTCCAAAAGTGTCTGAAAACACTGGGATCCCTGTTTACTCTGGCTACACGGGCTGCACCAACACCTTCACCCGTAGAACCAATTCTTCTGTGTATCTCCCCATCCACTCCACCTTCTTCTTGGTGAAATTTCTTATCCAGAACCCCGGCCAGTTCATCAATCACCAATCTGTCTTTGAATTTTGGGTAGTATTTTTCTATCCGTGATATTTCTACTAGAAGCAACTCCATATCCAGCAGCGCACCCCGGCCTATAACAATAGTGGCCTCCGGGTTTATCCACCCACAAGGGATAGTCTGCATTACGTGCTTCTCTCCGTTCCAGTAAAAAGTATGACCAGCATTGGGAGAACCAACTCTTACATGCACTTGGTAATCATCGGCTATTTGGCCGATGACTGCTCCCTTTCCCTCTGAGCCAAACTGCCCACCTATTACTGCCAGCATTTTTCCCGGTTTAATCATTGCTTTCTCCTCTTTTCCTTTAAAATAGCCAACAACTTTTGTTTGAATTGGTCTTGAAATGGCATTGGGAATGATATGGCTTTGTCTTCAAGGTACAAATGCGCAAAAACTTTTCTAGTGTCACCCCCATATTTCTCTATATTTTCTTTGGTGTTAGAGTTTACTTCATCCCACCATAATCCCCGGGCAGTGCACCATTTTAAGGCATCCGTCAATCTGTCATCCCTTCGACAAGTCCAAAGTATTACTTTTGCCCCTGCACTCTTTAACTGTTTTACTAACTCCACTGCCTCCCGGTGCTCCTCTCCTATTTCCGGAAACATATCTTTGCATAACACACCATCGAAGTCAACGGCTACTATACAACCTTCCCCCACTACACCACTTATGCGGTCCATTTTTTCATACCCCCCCAAGACTTTCCACATTTTACATCTACTTTCATTTGGGGATCAAAATCAAAATCACACATAACCTTTTGGATAACACTTATGATCATCTTTAACACTTTGTCTGGAACCTCAAATATTATCTGGTCATGGATTTGCAGCAGCATGTGCCCACCCATATCCTCAACTATTGGGTGTAGTCTGGATATACTCACTCTCATTATCTCAGCTACACCACCTTGGATTATGTTGGACATCGCTTTGTGCGTTGGGGAGTTTACGCTATTATACCTTCTAACTCTCCCGGTCCACAGTCTTATAAATCCCTCCTCAGTTGCCATGGTTTCACAGGCACGATACAATTTCTTAAAATTTGGATACAAAGAGTGGTATTGTCTGAGATAACCAGCTGCTGTGTTCTCCTGAATGTGCAGCTGTCTGGCCAGTGCTACTTTTCCTATGCCGTAGATAACACCAAAATTGATCCTCTTGGCTGTGTCCCTTGGGATGGCCAGATCTTCCGCTGTCGTGCTGTGGATGTCTAGACCTTCCCTGATCCTTTGCGACATTAATTCCTCTTTGGCGTAATAGCATGCCAATCTCATTTCTGCTTGACTGTAATCAGCAGAAACCAGTGTGTATCCGGGACGTGCTATGAATATATCCTTGACCTTGAAGATATCAGTCTGTCGTGCTACAGCCTGTAAATTTGGGTTGCTACTAGATAACCTGCCAGATACTGTCCCTATCAGATTGAGGGACGTTCTCAACACATTGTCTTTGTCTATAGCGTTAAAATATGGGACGTAGTATCTGGAACCCACTGACAACCAACCCCGGGCCTCCATAACAGCCTTGGCTATCCTGCCCTGTTCATTGTCAGTTTCGGCCAGCACTTCCAGTATTTCGGCTGCAGAACTCTTTATCCCCAACAAGCGACACACTTGCTTAGGGCTATTAGGGTTAATAGGCCCCCCGGCCAGTTCACTTAACCTGTCCACAGCTTCCTTGCTCTTGCCACTAGCTTCCTCGTTATATTTTCCCATTAACTCAGTATTTAAAAGAATGCCACGATTTTCCATAGCCGTGGTTATGTTCGAATAACTATTAGCCTCCTTCCATATTTCATACAAACCCCAAGTTTTTAACGCTGGTATTGCCATTTCCAACAACGCATTGGTCAGAATTACGTCCTGACAAGCATATGGATCCACGTCTTTTGGATCCAGAAGTCCCATAAGCGATTTTAATTGCTTTCTGGCAACTCTTTTCTCAGTAACTACTTCCAATTTATCCAGTAATTCAGATTCATCCTTAGAGGCTCCGGAGTCTATGTACCTATCACCAAGCGATTTTAGTTTGAAAGTTGGTTCGTTTTCATTCAAAAGGTGTATAGCTAACATAGAATCCTCTATAGTCCCTGCGTATGGTATTTTCTCCTGCAGCAGCATGTGCTGATCAAATTTGTAGTTATGCCCCCGGTAGGTCCGGCCCGGGTTACTCAGGTATTTCCTGAAAAAGGCCATGGACCTCATTGGCAGATTCGTTCCTTGGGAGTGGCGATACGGGAAATAATACGCTTCATTTCCCGTATCAATCGACAACCCAATGATACGATTGCCAGCTTCTGACTTAGTTCCCCAAGGGTTTAACCCGTTGGTTTCTGTGTCCACTGCTGGTGTGGCGCACATCATCAAATCAGACTGTATGTTTTCAAGTTTCCCAATCGTATCAATTAGCATGCTACGCTCCTATTGGCCTTACGTTGGCAATCTGTGACCGCTTTTGGCTCTTGTATTCCCCAACTTCAATTTTAGCTATGCACTCCCGGCCAACCACATCCGGTCTGGTAAATTTAACTTTAGTACCAACTGATCCAATACCAAGCGCAGCAACAGTTTCCGCAACTTTCCACATTGCTGCAGCTGTCAATGCCGTGAAGGATTTAAATTCTTTCCCTTTGTGCTCCCCATCTTTAATGGCGAATGTCCAGATGATCATGGGATTTTGGGCCTGTGAAATACTCTGTTCGATGTCCACACAGGAAACCACATAATCACCATCCGGAATAACAAAAGCACTGTCAACGTCTGTCAGGTCAACGTCATAGACCGTGGCCAGATTACTCCCCGGAACTCCCGGCATAGGAGCACTGATAGCCTGTGGTGCTTGTGTCGGTGTTGCTGGTGCTCCCCCGGGCATAGGTGCCGATCCCGGCATGGATAGCGGATTCACCTTGTCTTCTACGGGTTTTCTTGCCATTTTTAGTTTATCCCCCTTTTTATTGGTACGTTAGGACCACCTAACGTCCATAACCCATTATACCATGGGAAAAAATATCATGTCAACTGATTTATTGACTACCGATGTATATTTTCATAATGTCGGCAAAATTAGGATCCTGTACTACTACTCCCAGCGCAGCAGCAAAATTTGATCCCCTTGTTTTACACACAAAACCATTGTATGGCTGGGTTAACAAATACCTATGAGTTTCCATAATCTGCACATTATCCACTATAACTGGTGTGTCGCTGGTGTACAGATACCAAACAAAGTCCATGTATCCAGTGATAGCGGTGCACAGTTTCTCAGTCAGCAAGGGTTTGGATTCCTCGATGGTGTCAGAGTTTTTCCTCTTCTTGTCCTTCTTGTGAGCAATGTAAATTACGTTGATAGGCAGGTCCCGGAAACCACGTAACACCCGGGCCAGTTGTTTGGTGCTCTTGCCATAGTCCTCTTGGAAGATTTCATCAATAGTGGAAGTCTTGGCCCGGGTTGCATTAGTTGCTAGTTTTCCACCAACTATGGCCTCCAAATTGATAGTCTGCAGTTCTGTAATGTTATCAATAACCACTGTTCTGACATCCTTGTATTTTTTGTCCTTGCTGGTTATCTTGTACAATTCTGCTTCCAGTTGCTCCACACTCCGGACATCGGTGGCCTTTATATCACGTCTGCTGGCCAGAGTGAGCATGCCCCCATCGATGTTGAAGACGTGAACATTTTTCATGATTTCGCTGTCTTGGGCTGTTCCGGCCAGAGCAGTCTTTCCAACTCCCGGATCCCCATATATTAGCACTTTAACGTTGTTAGTGAACAACCCCGGTTCAATTACGTAATTATCCATTTTTTCCCTCTCTTACTTTGTATTGGTCCTCCAAGATGAAATCAACATCATAACCTCTTATTTCTGCCAAGCACAATGCCCCAAACTGGCAGTTTTTGCAGTTAAAAGCTGAAATAGATGGTAAATGAGTTTTAACTCTGCGTATTTCTCTCACAGTCCCCATTATCACCTGTTTCCAAATGTTCAATGACACTGAATAATTCATATATTCCTTGTTTGTTCTAACCCACTCAATTTGTCCCAGCTTTGGCACCATTTCCTCTTCATATTCATCCGGATTCTGGCCGTTATCCACACAGAACTTGCTATATTCATCCCAAGTGCAGCGGATAAGGGCACGAGATATAGAGCCATTCTTGTTAACCTTAGGAATGGTGGACTCAACCCCAAGTATTTGGTAAGTCATGGAACCTGCAACGGGTATCCCAGCGGATTGAGCAGCTATGTTGTACACTGTGTTTTGCATGTTGTACAACTCGTCTTCTTCCGGGGAGAGGGACGACATTATCTTCCAATCTATCTGCCAAATTTGGTCTGATTCAATGTGTCTGGCTATAAGATCTATGAAGCCATGCATGCTGTAATATCTGTTCATTTTAATCAAATAGTGGGTTTCAACTGCTGGCCTTCCTTGTATTTCAACTACTTCCCATTCGTCCGGTTTAAACATGGTCAGTGATCTTATAAATATAACCTGTGCTGCTTGAAATACTGCCTCAAGTTCCTCTATTTCCTCAAGGTTCATGTCTTTATAGTTTTCTTCAAAGAAACCAGTATACCATCTTATCATAGCACTTATACCAATTTCCAGCATGCTATCCAACCCCGGGATGAACAACGGATTTTCTTGATTTTCACCCAACCACTTGTACAACCATGCACTCTGCATGCCGATATGAACCAACTTCCCTTTGGTGAAATACAACTTTTCTTGCCTCTTCATGAGGTTATCCTTGTATGAGTATTTCCATGCCTTACGACACCTGTTAAACAGCCCAATTTGAGAAACGCTATAAGCATTCTCTGGAACAAACGCTTCATCTACAACTAAACACTTTAACTTACTGGCCATGTTAGTCCTCCTTAATTATTGGAATGCATTTTCCGTTCTCCATAATGTTAATGATGTTATCACTTTTCAACTTTTTAATTTGCCTACTGATGGTTGATTTGTTCTTGCCAAGTGCCCCTGAGATTTCTGTCTGTGTCATTGGTTTTCCTGCTGATAGCAGCACTTTCATTATATCGGTGTCTGACTTGCTCAGAGAGGCCGAGGATATGTAGTCTTCCGTAGTGACTTCATATTTTATCTCTGAGTTGGTGGATATGTCAAACTTAAGCACCACTGGGACGAAATTCCCCATTGTCTTGGAATGTCGTCTGACTACAACTTCATTGTCAGCCAATTTGGTACTGCGTCTTATCTGCCAACCAGCCTCAAGGAATGCGTTTAGAAACTGGGAACCCCAAGCGTCCTCCCGGGCTGTGCTGTCAGGATCAACGTTTTTCTTGCTGTGGTGGGCCACTACGAAGGAACAGTGATATTTGTCCCTCAGACTTTTTAACCTCATCATATTCTCAGCAGCACTGGCCATGTAGTTCTCCGTACTTGCTGCAGAGTACAGAGGATCAATCAACACGATGCTGGGTTGTATGGTTGCTATTAGCTGTTCCAAGGAATCCATGACCTTAACGTCATTGAACTTAAGCATCCGGTCCGGGTGGATGAATATCGGCAGGTCCGGCAACTTTGGCACCTCCCATTCACCCTGACTTGAAGTGTATGCCAAGTCCATCCTACTCTGTATTATTACGGATAACCTTTCAGCGACACCTGTGTGGGAATCCTCCTGCTGTATCAGCAATACTGGCCCTTGTTTGTTAACCGGGTACTTTCCAAGGAATGGTAACCCGGATGCAACGGACACTGCCAAGTCTAGCAGCAGCCAAGTTTTGTAACTCTCCGGTGGTGATATCATAAATGCAATGGAGTCCATGGGAAGCCAATCATCAATAAGCCACGTTGCACCTTCTCCACAGAATAGGCTAAAATAGTCCTTTAGGTTAACCACCCCAAACCCAGCCGGACCTGTTGGTGCTGCAACTGGCGTGTCAACAAACTCCACCTGTAAATTCCTGTAGTTGCTTCTGGCTATTGACTTTACAGTGGTTAAAAGTTCCCCGGTATTCATGGGGGGATCGTTTTTCTCATTCCAGCTAACCATGATAGATTCCACTACGTCAAGATTTAACCCCTTGCCAAAAAGATACCCTGACAGTTTAGCTGCAGCATCATTTCTTTCTCCGCTTGTCACCCCTCTCATTAGTTCCTGCAGCCACGTGTTGGAACTGTCGCTGGTGGTCTTTCTACTACTCAGTATTTCCACCGGGAAAATTCCCATTTCACCCTCTGATTCCCACTTATACAAGTTACCAGAAGGGTGAAGAGTGGGTGGTAGAACAATAAACCCCCCATCTGCCCGGAGATCAACCCCGGGTATTAAGTTAACAGCGTTTGGGATTTTTGAACCGAAACTCTTTGGGTACTTATAGAAAAGGTGATAACCCCCTGAACCACTTCTGGACACTCTATCTGTTGGGTATTTCTGCAGCAGTTCCGTAACGCTGCCAGAAAATCTTGTGTCTATATCCAAGACCACCATGTCTGAAATAAACCCCGTAACAGCACCTACCCCTGCTCCTGATAGTGATTTAAACCACAATTCCAAGTTTGCAGGAGTAGGTTGAACAGTCATATATTTATGCCAATTTCCCATGTATGGCCTTTTCTCGTACGGACGCACTGGTAAAACACATATACCCTCATTTAGATAACTTTTTGCGTAGTCCAAACTATTCATATGTTAGTTTACTTCCTCACAGTCAATGTCGAACAATTTATGCGTTTCCACTTTGTACAGTCTGGAGTATTTGGTTATAGCTTCATCGGTCAGTCCCCGGGTGCTGCTCTCATGTTTTGAAATGGTGGATACATCATACCCAGTTAACTTGGAAACCTCCTCCAGTGTTAACTTGGACTCACTGCGCAGCAGGGCCAGTCTGGTCTTAGGAATTACCTTAATCATAGGTTTTATGTCACCCCCTTTCAATAGTTTTCGTTCTGGCCTTAGTGTTTCTCCACACACACCGCACACCCAATTCCCCGCAGTGTCTGCGCTGCTCCAACTTTTCCCACACTTGGGACAAACACGGGTTTCTGCCATTATAGTAACCCCTCCTCGTAATGTATTCTTTCCTCTTCCAACACCTGCACAGCTAAGTACCCCCATTCCCTCCGCACCACGTCCTTATAAACTTCAATTGCTATCTCAAAATCCTCTTTTGTGGTGCAGACACCCCTCAGTTGGGAAATATGCCCTTTAATTCTAACTCTAACCATATCCATAAATCTATTTATAATTTTGTCACGGTCAGCCTTGGATACTGTCATGAAACAAGCAGCCCCTTCTTAAAAACAGAATATATTTCCACATCTTCCACTTGTCAGCAGCACTTGGTTGCATTTGGAGCAGACCTTTTTACACCTTTTCTCCTCAGCCACAAGTTCTTTGTCTTTCATCCTCATGATGAACGCTATCCTGCTGTTGTTTTGGTCCTCCGCTCTGTTATCTTGGTCACACATGGCCGTAACCCCATAAAATTTTTTCATAACCAATACAGTGATCACCTCCGGAACCATTATACCATGCGAGAAGATGCCGTGTCAATCAATCTATTGACTGCCCTCTTCGCAGACCGAGGGGAGGGTTTTATCCCCTCCCCTGATTCAACTATGCTATTTCACCGGAACGTAGCAGTTGATGCCAATTTTGAGGTCTTTGGTTCCCTCAACACTGATGTTGCCTTCGGTGCTGGCCACAATTTCTGATTTTCCGCTGGCCGATGTGCCAAATTTCTTGCTGGTGTCGATCTTGATGACGAGTGTCTTGCCTTCCATTTCCATAGTGATATTTTTCATGAGTAGTACCTCCTTTTATTTGCGTGTCCGGGGTTGTGACCGGACTTCCGCATTAACCGGGGCGAACCCCGGCCACTCTGCACTTAAAATAGTCTGTCCACTGCCCTTGCAACTTCGTGATCATCCGGATTTTCAAGGGTTATTATTCCAAACACCACAAAATCATCCTTGCGTCCATCACCCTCCACTAATTTTACTTCTACTTGTCTGGTGTCTAACCACCTGTGGATAACGATCCTGCGTCCAAATTTATTTGAAGAAAGGAAAATGGTCCAACTTTCAGCAGGTCTGCCAAGCCACGTGCCCTTTGTGACTGTCACACTGTGGTAAGTGTGTATCCAACTGCGCTTAAATTTGCCATCTTTGATTTCTAACATTTATTTGGCCTCCTTTAATCTTTGAATTGCCATTCCCAATGGGGTAGTAATCCAACTTTCCATCCACAGGCTTACTCTGGCTTTGATCTCCTCTGTGTCCTGCCCAAAATGACATGTTTCCATTCTGGAAGTTTTCAAGACATCTTCAAGGCTGTCTATTATCCGCTGCTTTTCTAACTTTGTCATTATCCATTCCTCCTTAAATTTTGCCCATCCGGACTTGGGACCGGATCTGTGCATTAGTCCCGGTTGCCCGGGACCCCTCTGCATTTAGAATCTGGTGGCTTCAACTTCCTTGCGCTGGATGTAGTTGGCCTTGAACACTTCGTTCAATTCCTTGACTGTCCGGGTGCGTCCGTTGTCATCCAACCAACCTGCGATATCTTCGTCTGTCCAACATTCGATGATGGCATCCCCACCCTTTTCATATGCTGACATGGCTCTCTTTTTCACCAACTCGACAGTGAGGGAGGACTTGCGCCCTCCAATAGGTGCTGCTGGCTTCTCTGCAGCGGGAGGGGCAACGGGAGCCTCCGGGGGCAATGCTGGGATGGTGGTTGGTGTTATCTACGGCATTGCAGCGGGAATTTTGGCTGTCCCGGATTCCATGATCAACTGCCCCAGTGCGGAGAGATAGAAAGCCTTGACATCCTTGCGCTTCTCACGTGCACCACTGGTTATGTTTATGACTCCCTTTTCCTTCAGTGTGGAAACGATGGCCCCCATGGTCATCCTGCCGTGTCCCAATTCTTCCAGTGTGTCAAGATAGATGTCTACCCACAATACGCTGTCCAGTCCCTGCTCATAGAATGTGTCATTCTTCATGTTGTTTAGGAACACCTGCTGCAGTTCGGTAAGTTTAAATTCCTTAGCTTTCTTAGTTGTCATTTCGTCCTCCTTATATTCCCGGGATTTCGGCCCCCGGAAGCCTTATTTTTCGCCTTCAAGAAAATTATAACATGACGAGGCATATCGTGTCAAGTATTCCTTTGACAAGCTACTCTGAAGGGCTATTAAGACCGTGTTC